GTACCTTGAGAAGCAGCCTTGCCTCCCATTTTAAACATCGGTCTTTGCATTACTTTATAATTCATCTAAAATCCAAATAGTTTTCCTAAACTAAATGCTCCTATTCCTGCTTGTAGCGCTCCTGCCATTGGACTTTGTTGAGGAGGAGGTGTTCCATAAGTTGTTTGAACAGAACCTAATCCGCCACCTACACCAGTTAGACCTTGTCCAAATCTTGCAAGTCTATCAACTGGTTCAAATGCTGCCATTCTATTTGCTTGTTGTCCTGCATCACTAACAGCTTGTCTGTATCCAAAATCTTGTTGTCCTAAACCTTGAGCCAAAGCAATTCCTGATTGAGCTAGTTGTGGTTGAGTTGTAGCTAGTCCTAATTGTTGATTAGCTAGACCTGATTGTAATCCTGCAAGTTGTCCTTGTTGACCAAATGCTTGTGCAGCTAATTGATTAGCTTGTGTAAATCCTGCTTGATTTAATTGTGCATTTAGTAAAGCTCTATCCATGTCAGATTTTCTTTGATACTCTGCTCTTTGAACTCCTTCTCTTCCACCACCAAAAGCACCAGAAGCTATTGCTTGATCAGATAATCCTAATTGTCTTTGTTTAGCTTGTTCATCAAAAGACGCTAACGTTGCATCTCTAACTGCAGATTGATAAGGTGATTCAAATGCTTGATATGCTTGAGGACCAGTTCTACCTTCTGCAGCTGTAATAAAAGGTTGTACACCTCCTAAAGTCTGTTCTGCTGATTGTAAATAAGGTTGATAACCTGCAACACCTGTACCAGATACTCCTGACACAGCGCCGGTAGTTGGATCAAATTGTAATTGACCAAGTCCTGCTTGACTTGCTGCTTGTTGTTGCGCTTGTTGTTGTAGTGCTCCAAGTCCTGCAACTTGTGGTGCAAACTTGGAAGTGTCCATTGCTTGACCAGCTTGTAATGTTGCAGCATCTAAATATTTTTCTATACCCGGTTGTAAATAATCGGGAGCTTCGGTTATCGTTCGGTTTAAAACTTCTTCAGCCATTATGCCATTGCTCCTTTTGCTTCAGGTTGTTGTTCTAATTGTTTCATAGTGTCGTACATTTTTTTAGCACCTTTTTGTACACTACCACCACCCGCTGCTCTTACAGCATCGGCAGTAAATACAAATTCATTTTTACTTAATCTAGCAGGCACGTCATCGGCTTTTTCAACTGCGCCGTATGGCATGAAGCCACCAGTATACCTCATATCTGCCTCAATTGGAAGCCCTCCTAGACCACTTTCTTGGTCCGTGGGCCTTGTTCCAAGAGCAAAGTTTTCACGCATCAAACCACCGCCTGCTGCTTGTTGTTTGACGTTAAAAAATTCTAATAATTCTTGCATGTCTACAGGTTCTCTTCCATTAAATTGTATAAACATTTCTTTAGCTTTTTCTAGATCTAAATCTTTAGGTATCCCAGCCATTTTAGATGGAAAAGGACCTATTGGTTTTGGTTGAAAAGGATTAACCGGTTCTGTTGGATCATTAGGTAATGGTTTTGGTTCATCACTACCCATTGCATAGTTAGTTCTCATTAAACCACCTTTAGCTGAATTTAATCTAAATTGATCTGGTATAGAAAAAGAACTTGTGTCTAACTGTGAAAATAATTTAAAACCTCTTTCATAATCATCAGAGTTTCCTGTTTGTGAAACTAAAAGATCACCTGCTTCTTCTGGTGTTTTAGCAGACTGTATTAATGATAATACACCTACACCTAATCCAGCTATTTTAGATTTACTAAAACCACCTTCTCCATCACCTAATAATAAATCACCTAATTTAGTTTTATCTCTAAAGTCTGAAAATCCAGCACCTTTTCCAAATTGAAACATTTCACCACCTGATCCAAAAATTCCTTGAGTGTCTATTACACCTGTATCACCCATACCTACTGCTTGTTTTCCTCCAACTAAAAAATCTTTAACTGTTGTACCTTCTTTTGCAAAAGGCATATTAAATGATCCAGCTTTTTGAGCTATACCTTTACCCATATCTGTTTTACTAAAAAATGTAGGCGCTGCCGCTAATGCTAAATCTACTGGACTAATTCTACCTGTTTGTTTTGCTGTACCTAACAAGTATGCAGCTTCTCTATACCCTGGTGGTAAGAAAGGTGCAGCCACTCTCATGATACCTGCAATTTCTTTTGGCACTAATTTCTTAGCAACTTTTGTAAAAGGTTTAGTTATTTTACCTGTAACCTTTTTTACAAAGCTTCCTAGTCCGTAATTTTGTCTGGGTTGTTGCATTCTTGAAATTGCCATAGTTTGTTAGTTTATTTTGTTTTTCCAAAAATATCAAGACTTGGCATAAGAACTTTTATATCTCTTCGAATGTCTGTCTCAGGTACACCCTTAGATTTCCACTCGTTATCGTCCTTATATTCCTCGCCTGTTTTAAGGTTAGTTATTTTTTCTATTATTTTCTCTGGTTTTATGACTTGCATTTTTCCTCCTATGTTCTGTCAAATTCTAGTATTGATACTGTGCCTTCAAATATATTACCAGAAGCTGATTGTAATTGTAGTTTGTCACTCTCTTCTAATATAATTGTACCATCTGCTACAGACTTAGAATTACCTGCATTAACAGTATGCTCTGCAAATTGAAAAGCTCTACCTGCAGAAGTGTCATATATAAAAGCTTTTATTTCCGTGTTCCCTGCTCCAACATTAGCTACATGTATGTTTTGTATAATTGCTCTAGACTCAGAGGGTACAGTATAAACATCAGTTGCATCTGTTGTCGTTAAATCAAATTGTGCGTTTCTATATCTATTAGCCATTATGTTGTACTTCCACTGCTCATGAACCAAGTAAACCTTTGTTGTTCATCTCTTAAATCTTGTTGAAACGTAGAGTTTAATTTTTCAATCAATCCGTCTAAATCTCTTACTAAAGAATCAGCATCTTGTTGTCTATATTCTTTACTAGGTCTGGTAAATACTACTGTTACTTTAGCCATTAATAACCTGATCTTCCTTGACTTGTTTTAGGTGAAAACTGACCACTACCAACTGATGTTCCTGCTTTATCTGCTTTTGATGTACTAAAGCCACCTTGATCGTTTGTAAAACCTCGGTTCTCAGCTTCTCTATATACATTTGGATTTTGTCTTCTTGCTATACTTGTATTAAGAGCTTCTTTTTCTTTTCTTTTTTCTTCTCTTAGTTTTTCTAGTCTTTCATCTAATAGTGTATTACCATAATTTCCATCTTTATATTTTGTAGCTAAAGTGTTCCTAATAGCAGCTATTCTTCTATCATAAGCATTTTGTAATCCAAAAGTTTGTCCAGGTAAAAATCCTCCTGATATTTTATTTAGAAAATTACTTCCTGATACAGGATTGTATCCAGCCATCAAACCAGAAGCTATAGATCCTGTGCTTGTTAAATTACTACCATCTTCACCACCATAATAATCTCTTAAAAAAGTTGCTCTTGGATCTTGTTCTCCTAAAATATTTTTTGCCAACGCTCCTGTTATCCCACCCCTTTTTATAAAATCTAATATATCAAAACCTTTATTTTTTAAAGATTCTAAGATACCTGTTTTTTCTGGTTTTTTTTGATTTTGTAAATTAATAATTTCTCTTAATTCTTCGTCCGTATAACTAGAATCTAAATTTTTATTATATTCTCTTATTTTAGAAATTCTATCTGCATATTCTTTTTCAGTCATTGCGTTGTTCTGATAAAATTCTGGACCTTTTAAAAAAGAATTTACAGGTGCATCAATTTCAGTCGGTCTAATATATTTAGGTGCACCATCCATACTACTATATTCAAGAAAATTATTATCATTACCATCTCGTGTATATATAGGTAAAGCTGTATCAATAGAAGCTATACCATCATCTACTTCTTCTACCGGAGCATCCATTGTATAATCATTTGAATCACTTAGTAAAAATTCTGGATTAACTCCAAATGTATTTCTTAAATTAATTAAATCTTCATTAGGAATTGTTTTTTTATTAGATAACGCATCGTTATAAAGTTTTGTTAAATCATCTTCAAAAAAAGGTAATGCCATAATTATCTACGTCCATCGGGTTGTGTATCTAATCTAAACGTACCTAATTTCCAGCTTTGATTAGCTGCTGTATTAGCTACTTTTAATGATACTGCTCTCGCTCTTGCACGAGTGTCTACTTTATCAGTAGAACTTGTAATTGTAAAGGGACCAAGTGGTGAGCTTGCTTGAGAACTATTTGGATAATTTCTTAATTGTAAAGTAACTTGTGTGTCACCTGTTTGAGATAAAAAATCAGGTATAAATCTTCTAATTTTCATAATGTACTCACCATCTCCTTGAAACGTTGCAACACCTGTTTGTCCTTGTCCAGACCTTGTTTGTGTAATATCAAAGTCTCCTGATTCAATATTAGAAGTAATTGCGTTAACACCGTTTGCTAATGCTTCATCAGTTCCTTTTTCATGTTCAAAGTATATTGTGCTTCCTTCAGTATTACCAACAACATCAAATGATGCATCATCATCTGCATTAAAATATGTTGCATGAGGTAAACCAAATACAGAAGAGTCTTGCCATGCTCCACGATTTAAACTTCCTGTTGTCCAAACAGGTCTATTTGGACGTGAGTCAAGATAATTATAAGTTACACATCTATTAATAACAGTTGAGCTTGATGTGCAATAGAACCAAGTAATCTCGCCAAACAAATTATTTAAGCCTGCATTAATTAGTTGATTAGCTGTAGTATTTAAATCATCAAAAACAAAGTCTTCTACTAAACATGTCATAGTCTCTAGGTTACCAGAGTATTTAAAGAAACCGTTTTCTGAAAACCAATACGCAGCACCATCAACTTCTAATGCAGCATTCTGTCCAATCAAACCACAGTTCGTTCCTACTTGTTGGAAACCAAAAGTAAATGGTTGACCAATAAATCTCATGGTAAACAAAGACGTATCCGTCCAAACATAGATCGCATCTCTACCTCTAACTGCACCTACAATTTTAGATCCATCCGCAAGTCTTTGTGTTCCTGCTGTGTTGACCGCTGTTGGTTGATAGGTATTGATATCTTCTTGGTTAGAAAATCTAATAAACATTTCATCTTGAGTTGTTGGATCACCAATAGTTAATTCTGTTCCAAAGAACACTAAGTGTCTATCAGGTGTTGATACTAACATATCACGTGATGCTGTCGGTGCACCTGCAATAATAGTTGCTCTATTTGTTACAGCGTTTGTTGCATTAGAGTCCCATTCAAAACATTGTGCGTTATGAATTAATGCAATTACTTTATCTCCAAAATTATCAATAGACCATAAACCTGGATCAATAACTAAGTCACCAGATGCAGCTTCGCCCCATGCAATATAATCTGAACTATTAATTACTGTTGCACCATTTGAATGAGTAGCTGCTGTTGTATTTCTAACTCCTCTTGTAACCCCTGTTAAAGTATTGCCACTTATACCTGTGTATGAAATTTCTTCTGAATCTATTTGAACAAAGTTTGTACCTGAAGTTGGAAACAAAGATGCATCTGTTAATACAATAGTTGTAGTCACAGCATTAATACCACCATTTAAAGTTGTAGTTGCTTCACCTGTTACTGTTCCACCATATGCAGCTAATCCCCAACCAAAGCCAGGTAATTGTTCTGCGGGTCCCACTGGATAATAATGTTGAACTCTAATACCACCAGATGTTGTAGCACCTGAACCTGTCTCATTAGAGGGCATTGTGATAGTTAAAGTGGTAGCTGTTGGCACACTTGTTACCATAAATTTTTTATCATCAAAGTCTGATGCTGAATAGTTAGAGTTTGTAATAGCTGTAAAATTATCTAAAAGTATAATATCGTTTTCCTGTGCTCCGTGGTCCGTGCTGAATGTTAAAGTAACCGTTGGTGAACCATTCGTTGTACTAAATGCATTGGTTAATGTTGTTGTAGTTTTAATAGGGTGGATGTCATAAAATACACCACCTGTGTAAGCGTATAAAATTCTGTTTGTACCTATGATTGCAAACTTATTACCAGACCTGTTAACTAAATGATGTAAAGCTCTTGCAGCTCCTGTAAGTTTAGACTCACCCAACTGTGCCCAACCACCTATTTTTTCAGGTGTACCATATCTAAATCTTACATTATCTCCATCAACCCATTGTCCTTCGGCTGTGGTTTCTGTAATCTGTTTATTGAATCCTGGTTGAAAACCTATCTTTTGTAGCATATGGCTCCATTATAATACTATTTTATAATATCTGGTATACCCAACATTGGTCTACCATCAAATATATTTTTGTTAGCAAATGGGCCGTTTACATGATTATAATGTAAGAATACTTGGCCACAAATGTTTCCTTCAAATGGCTCTCGCCAATGTTCGAGTTCGCAACCACTATATACTAACATATCCCCTACTTCAAGCAAGACTTTCGTACCTGCTGGAGCATTAGGTTTAACTAAATTTTGTCTTTCATTAATAACAGAATCTGCACCTGTACCATCAATATAAATAGGCCATGGATCACCACCTAAATTCAATGTCGTAGATATCTCACAAGAAGGTCTATCTTTGTGTCGATGTAAACAATCACCTTTTTTATAAGCTCTTGCGTAAGAATAAGTTGGAATTAAATCCAAGCCTGTTTCTTGTTGCATTTTAGGTAACACTTTCATCATTAAAGTTTCCATTACAGGATCTCCGTAATGAGAATAGGTATTAGGAATTTGTTTATCTTTCCAAGTACCTAGCATACCATTGTCATAAGTTATATTGTTTTCATACAGCCATTTAACAGCATCTCTTTTTAAAAGAAAATAGTTAAATATAAAGTTAGCTAGTTCATAATTAATTGCATTTTTTATTACTTGATATTTATTAAACACTAAAACCCTCCTGTATAAAATTAAATGAAACTGATATTCTTATATCATTACTATTGTTAGGTTCAACACAATGCCATAACCAAGCAGGAAACATTATTATTCTTCCTGGTATTGGTGCTAGATGACATTCTCTCCATAAATGTTGTGGTGGTTGTCCCTTTTTTCTAATAGGCATATTCATTTGTATTCCTGGTCTAGGATCACTGCAAATAAGTTTTCCTGAATTTTCTGTTGCTTTTACATAATATACACCTGACCATAAAGAATTAGCATGAATGTGGGGCCTGTTATATCCACCTGGAGGATTTAAATTAGCCCATAAATTACCTAACATGGGTTTTCTATCTAACCATTCTTCTTCATAAATTTCATTTTGCATATTGTATAATTCTTTAACTAATAACTTAAAATCTTCATGAGATGGATTAAGATTTTTAGAATGCCAACCATGCATATTTGTTTTTTTAACACCTTCATCTGTTTTAGACATGTCTAAAATTACATTGCTTAATGAATTATTATCAATTTGTATATCTTTGGCATAAATAATTGTTGGAAAAAATTGTTCTTTAATCATCTAAATGGTTTACCTCCAAACCAAACAACAAGAGATTGTCTCATTCCTCTTGTAACTTTATTGACTCTATGATTTAAAAATGATGCAAAACAAATTGCATGTCCTTGTTTCATAGGTTTATAATTACCAGGTGTTGTTAGTTCTAAATGTCCTCCTTCAAATTCTGATGGATCATTTAATAATAAAGTCATAGATATTTTTCTTACAGGAGGTTCGTGTTTCATAACAATATCTGTGTCCATATGCCAATCATAAAACCCACCTTCTGGGTATTCCGTAAATTGAGCTTGTTCTGTAATTTTAATATCATCAAAACCAAAATGATTTAAATTTGTTTTTTGAATAAAAGTATCCAACGTTTGATATAATTGTGGTAACGCTTCAAATGGTATCCAAGAAATTGTAGTCACTCTTTTTTTTGTATCTACACCACCACCTGGTTGATTTGTACCTACCTGTGCTTTTTGTGGAGGTTGATTTCTTCCACAATCAATAACCATTTTACATTGTTCTGGTAAAAGTAGTGGAATAGTAGTTTCAACAATCCAACTCTTCCATTTAGGTTCTGTTATAATTTTATTTTCGTACATTAAGATATTCCTCTATTTTTAATTGGGTTGTAATCTACATCACAGTTTGCAGCTAAAGTTCTTCTATATCCTGGCCCATTAAAAGGATAAACAGAATGTCTCATATCATATGGAAAAATATAAAAGTCTCTCTCTTTAGTTTCTGGTTGATAATCTACATTAGCAAATTGACCAGATGAAGAACCATACATTTGAAGTTTTCCATTTTGAGGATTTTCAATTGATGAATATTCTACACCATAAGACTCTGGTAATTTTAAAATCATAACAGAAGATAAACCTGTAAACAATGTTCCTTGGTGCACGTGCACTGGATTATATTCATGTTTTTTCATTTCATTTACCCAAATAGAATTTAAATGTATGTGATAGTCTTTTATTTTATTCCATTCTAAATAATGTTTGTAACATGATTCAAACCATTTTAAAACATTTAATGGGAGAAAACTATGAGTTTGCATTTTAGATTGGTCATCACCATTATAAAATAAACTATGTTCGTTTTTAATTTTACCAACTAACTGTTGATTAGCGGGTTTTAGTTGTTTGAATTTTGATTCATAGATTTGATTTATTGATACATAAATATCAAATGGCACTTGATACTTTAATACAGACTGACCTAAAAATACGAATTCAAATTTCATTTAAATTTATTTCTTTATAACTTTTTGCTGCATTTTTTATAGTATCGACTTCATCATTTTTTAATACTTGAATTGGAAATTCTTTTAAACCTAATTCTAGTCCTGATAAATATCTATTATTACCATAAACAACTTTATATCTATCGCCATCTTCAACAACTAACAACGGATTAATAATAAAACCAGTTTTCATTATATGATTTTTAACTTTTTTATAAAAATCTGTTTGTCTTTGATTACTCGGGTTTTGCTCTAAGTGTTGATTCCTGAGATAAAGCTTCTCTTTTGGTGCTTTCAAGTTGTCCCTTCTCTTTCTTTACACGTTCGATAGTTTGTAATTGGCCAAGCACATTAAACACTTCTGGCTGACTTGATCCAGCAGTTAAAGTATCTTTTCTATTCAACATTATTTTATGATACGATTCTAATTGATGTTGATTAACATCTTGTTTATCAAAAGTACCATCATCATTTTCTTTTTTAAGTTGAGACCATAATCTAATTTCTCTCATTCTATCTTTTGCTGTTAATTGCATATTAGCTCTACCATATGTTTTTTCATCAATATCAATTTGAATAAGTTCTTTTTTTAATGGATCTTTTTCTTCTTTTAATTTTTGTTCAAGTCTTTTTAATTTTACTTCATCTCTTCTGTATTCAAAAGATAAACTCATTAAATTTTCTAGATAAACATTTTGTTCTCTAACACACTGCCAATATTTTGAAGCTTTTGTTGGATATTTTAAATCATTTAAAACTGAAAATCTCATTTCTGTTTCAGTTCTAAAGATTTGTTTTTTAGTCCAAGTGTCTCTTAATTCATCGACCATACCTTTAAAATCGGTAACGTCATTTGGGTCTAGTATGTTATGTAGATTATCTGATTCTTTATCTACAAGTTCTTTTATATTTCTTTTTTCTGTCATTATATTCCTTTATTAATTTCTAATTTCTAATTTATATACTTTATAAAAGTAAAGTCAATATTAGCTGCTTGTGAATGTTTTTGTTAGTTCTGTTCCCGCAGGTAAATATTGTTCTGTTAATGCATTATAAGAAGCACCACCTACTGCTAATAAAGATGAAGATCCTGTTGAACCAGCTTGAGCTGCATTTGCTCTTGCCATTGAAGGTCCAGTAGTCCAGCTAGTACCGTCGTAATTTAAATTTTGATTAAATGGTGTAGCTCCTCCATCATATCCTCCAAAAAATACAGAGTTTAATTGAGGTTGAGATGTTTTAGATAAACCTGCTCTAGTTCCAGGCATAGCGGTTGCTGCTGCCCAAGATGTACCGTCAAATTCTTCTACATTATTTCTTATAGTACTAGGATAACCTGCTTGACCTCCTGCTATAACAGCAGCTGTAAGACTTCCTGATGTTCCTTGTCTAGAGGTTGGTGTGTTAATTGGATTTCCGACAGTCCAACAAGTTCCATCCCAAGTTTCAGATCCTGCTGCAGTATTAGATGCGCCATGAGGTTGATTACCTCCACAAGCAAAACCTACGCTTGTAGGACCCCCTGTTCCTCCTGCACCTTCTTTATTTACGTTTGAATTATTTAAACTTGTCCAAGTAGATCCATCAAAACTTTCAGTAGAATTTGTATATAAAACTGCTCCTGGTCTATCTGCATATCTGTTAGCTGCAATTGCATCCGATGATGAAGCTCCCCAACTAACCACTCCACTACCACCATTATTCATTGCACCTGTATTAGTCCATGTTGTTCCATCCCATTTTTCTGTAATTGCAGAATATCCTATACCAGGTGCTGCAGGAATAGGAGCTGGATTACTAGGTGGTTGATAACCGCCAAAAACTACAGCATCAGTAATTGTTCCGCCCATACCAGAATTTGAATCCATTCCATTATTTCTACTAGCCAAACTAGACCAAGCTGCTGCTCCACTAGCCAACCTTCCTTTTAAAAGATTTGTTGTTGAGTTATACCAAATTTCTCCTAAAATAGGATTGCTAGGATCAGAAGCTCTGATCGGTATATTGTTTCCATGTATATTTATATAACTTGCCATAATAATTTTTAACTTGTTGTAATTGTTTTTGTTGTTGGTCCTGAATTCCAAGCTTCTACTGTTGTTATATTAGCACCTGGAGGTGTTTGACCACCACAAATTAAACCAGAACTACTTCCCGTTCCAGCTCCAGATCCATTGTAATGTGCAGTAGCTAAATTTGAACCTGAAGTCCAACAAGTTGAGTCCCATATTTCACTTGCAGTTGTAGGTGCCGGAGTATCCGACGATCCTGCAATAACAGCTGCTGACATACTTCCAAAACCTATTCTTACAACTCCTGCATTTACTTGAGGATTTAAACTTGTCCAACTACTTCCATTATAACTTATTGTTCTTGAAACAGCAGCTTTGCTTGGATAACTATTACTAGGTTGTTCCTTTCCTCCAATAATCATTCCAGATGTTTCTGCAGTACCAATTCCAGTAGTATTAACTGTATTTAAAGGTGTAGCTCCACCTGCTGTCCAAGTAGTTCCATTATATTCTTCAGTACCATTAGTCCAATAAGGAGGACTAAATTCATTGTAACCACCTGTAAGAACTGCTGAATTTATTACTCCAAAAACTGCTCCATCACCTCTTGAGTCTGAAAGTGCTCCACCTGATGTCCAATTAGTTCCGTCATACTCATGAGTAGCAGATTGAATAGCTCCAGGAGCTATACCTCCTGCTATAAATGTTGATGTTTGACTTCCAACATTTCCTCTATTATTTTGGTCTGTTGCAGTTGGAGTATTATTTACTTCACTCCAAGAAGATCCATCATACTCTTCAACAAGAGATGAATAGTTTGTTCCAGGATTAGCGCCATTAATTTTAATTGCTGCTGTTTGAGTTCCTGATCCAACCATAGCTCTTGTTGCAGTATTTAAAGCAGGGGATGATGAAAAAGCACCAGGATTAAACCCTTGAAATTTAGCAGTGTTAGAAGTCGAGTTATACCAAACCTGTCCCGTTGATACCGGGCTAGGGTCTGATGAAAGGTATTGTACCTTTTGTCCAAATATGTCGTAATAAGTTGCCACTTATTATTCCTCCAATGTTATATCTTCTGGTCTAGCTGTATACAGATTTGATCCTTCAGTTTTTCTTGGATCATCTGCAGGTATAGCGTCCCAATCAGCTTGTGCTTGAGTTACTTCTGCATCAACAATCGCTTGTGCTTCAGATAAAGTTTTTCGAGTGCCAGCTACTCCAGCAATCCATCTGTTAGCATCTTGATTGTGAGCATTCACTCTCCACACATTACCAGGAAAACTTCTAAATTCAAGTTTGCTAGCATCATCGTGCGTAATGAAACCTTTACCCCAGTTTTCTGCTACGCAGTATTGATATGTTTTATGTGCCATAGTTTATCCTCCTTAATTCTTTAACTTGTTGTTATAGTTTGTGTTACAGGTGCTCCTGATCCAGTCCATTCAAAAACACGATTACTGATGGATGGAGATAAAGAAGGACTAACACCACCTGAAACTATACCTGCTGCTCCTGTTCCTCCATTAGAACTTGCAAAATCTCTTGTTGCTGTAGGTATGGCAGTTGACGAACTAAACGAAGTTCCATCATATTCTTCAGTAGTAGTTATTGGGTTAGTTGTTGCAGTCTCTCCACCAGTTACAAATCCTGGAGAAGATGATGAAGGCATAGCGCCTTTGTTTCCTCTTCTACCATCTCCACTTAAAGCATTACCAGTAGTCCAATTTGTTCCATCATAAACTAAATTTGTAGTTTGATTACCAGGACCTCCTCCAACACAATTCATATCAAGTTGTGAATCAGCACCAGACGTTCCATTTCCATAATTTTGTGGCATGTTTGTTACACTTGTCCAAGCTGTTCCATTATATTCTTCTGTTGCATTTGAATAACTAGGACCAGATGCACCAGCAATAACTCCTTGCGTTAATGTTCCTCCAGAATAATTTCCAGAACGTGCAGTGTTTAGATCTCCACCTGATGACCAACTTGATCCATCCCATTCTTCTGTTGTAGTAAGATAAGTTCTAGGTTGGCCAGAATTCGATCCAGCTAAAACTGCTGCGGTTTGAATTCCAAACATATTTGCACTTCTTCTTTCAGTTCCTAAACTAGGAGTTGAAGTCCAAGATGAACCATCATATGTAAAAGAAGTGTCAGTGTTATAACTAGGTGTTGATTGACCTCCAGCTAATATAGCTGCAGTTTGAGTTCCTGCTTGTCCTGCTTGTTCTCTTCCTGCAGGTAAATTTCCACCAGTTGCCCAAGTTCCTGCAGTTGTAGCTGATTGTAATTTAAAAACACCATTAGCATTGTCATACCAAATCTGACCTTCAATCGTACCTGTACTCGATGCCAGCGACTGGACAGCCGCTCCTTGGATCTCTCTGTACTCAGCCATTATTTAACCTTTAACAGCCAACCTTGTGTTCCATCTGTATACACTAAAGTGTTAGCTGCCCTTTCAGTTGAAACTGTTAAGTCAGCTGCAGAGCCTTGAATATTTTCTGAATTTCTTCCGATTGTTAAATTATTTGTATCGAATGTTCCTGCATAATCTACAAACGAAACTTCATCACCGATTGTTGGAGAGGCAGGTAGTGTCATTGTAAAAGCTGAACTTGTTGTATTTATAAAATATCCTTCTCCAGCTACCGCTGTAAAGCCAGTTGTCTTAACTGCTTGCCATGATGTACCACCTGATACCTCACCAAAAGATAATTGACCAACACCTGTTGTGCCAGATCCAGTTACGGATTCTACTTTTAAAAATCTATCTGCTGTAATATTTCCTGTAGGAAATTTAATTGTGTATGATTGACCAGCTGAGTGTGCTGGCGATTGTAATTTAATTCCGTGAGAGTTAGATTCACAATTAAGAACAATAGTACCTGGGTTTGTATTACCACCAACAACTACTTCACCAGTTCCATTAGGTGTAGCTGTGATTGCACCATTAGCACCATCTGTAATTGTAATGTTACCAGAGTTTGTATTTGAATTTGTAACTAATTTAAGATCGTATGCACCATTAGAAGATATTTGTCCTACTTCTGAACCTCCTCCAACTAGAACTTGATCAGTATCTAATATTACATCACCAGTTCCATTTGGTTCTAATTCAATATTACCATTTGAAGTAGATACGATCTTGTTACCATTAACATCTAAGTCACCACCAAGTTGAGGTGATGTATCATCTACAACATCTCCACCTGTTTGAACTTCTATAATATCTGGATTAGTTCCATCGTTTGCAGTTGCAAAAACAATTGAAGTGCCTTTGTTTGTTGTGGCAAAAGTAAAAGTACCACCCGATCCTGATACATATTTAAATTGTACTGTATAAGCACCAGATGTTCCATTTTTTAAAATATAAAAAGTTTCTACATCTAAAGGTATTGTAACTATTTGATTTCCTGTAATTGTTCCTGTGAACTCAATCATTCTTGCTTGAGCTGTTCCAGTTAATGCACCATCCGCAACTGTTAAAGCAGTTGTTTGTGCACCACCAGCAATTGAAACTTGTTTAAATCCACCTGTTATCTGTTCGATAAGATCAAGGTTTGCATTTGTTTTTGTTCCCCATGTACCAGCGTTTTCGCCAGTAGCCATTTTTTCTATACCGAGAGGTGTATATGTTGATGCCATAAATTTTTATCTCCTATGCAGCGTCACTATAACTTGTATTTGATCCAGTTGCAACATTAGAATAATTCGTATTCGAACCTGTTGAAACACCGTTATAAGTGGTATTTAAACCAGTGTCAACATCTTGATAGTGAATAATAAAAGGCTCTCCAACGGTTGCGGTTAATGTAAATGTTGGCAATCCAACAACTTGATCTTTAGGATTTACACTACCTATAGCAGCACTAAATGATAGTCCTGTTAGTCCCATTATTTGATCAGGAACATCTACGATACTTCCTTGTTCAGAAGTTACAGATTGACCTGTAACAGGTACGCTAACTGATCCTGTTCCTTCAACAAAACCTATAGCAGATGTTATCGACAATCCAGTTGGTGCTACTGCATCATTAGGAACAATTACTGTTCCTTGGTTAGAAGTTATTTCAAATCCTGTAACCTCAGCAGTGTTAGAAGTAACTGCAACTGCGGTTCCTTGTTCTGATGTAATTTGTTGTCCTGTAACTGATACATCTTCGTTCGGTGCAACTGCGGTTCCTTGTTCTGATGTAATTGTAAATGTTGGTAAACCAAATACTTGATCTTTTGGATCAATAACTCCAATAGCTGCCGTAACTGATAAACCTGTAATGCTTACTGAAGCATCGATAATAGGAAGTGCTGTTCCTTGATTAGAAGTAATTGCAAAACCATCTGGTTCATTAACTACACTTATTACATTTGAAACTGTTCCTAATGTAGAACTTATTTCTTGACCTGTTAATTCTAATGAAGCATTACCAGAAATATCTAATGAAGTATTTAATGTAGATGAAACTTCAAAACCAGGAATACTTAAAGTGATACTAGATAGATCTCCCCAATTGTTTTCTCCCCAAACTAGTCCGCCCCAACCTGTATTTATTTCTGCAGTAATTGTTATAGAAGGATTATAAGTAGAACTTATTTCAAAACCTGTTATGGATACAATTTCATCACCAACATCGCCCCAAGATCCACCACTTCCCCAAGCTTCGGCTCCCCACCCTTGAGTTAAAGTAGTAGCTTCGTTCCAATTAGCCTGTCCCCAGGTTAATCGGCCCCATCCAGAAGAAACGTCGGGCACTGGACCCTCCTTATGCTAATCTTATGATTGCGTTCGATGAATCGTTTGCAGGAAACTGTATTTCGAAAGTTCCGTTAGTTGCAGTTTTATCAGAACCAAAAGCGATAATACAAACAGAGTCAGTTGTACCTGAACCAC